AGATGATCCACCCCCCTGTGACTACATAATCATGTCTTTAGATGCTGCCGCAGAGAAACATAACCGCGCTGACTATACAGCCCTTACAACATGGGGGGTATTTTTTAACGAGAAAGAGAACGCACACCACATAATATTACTCAACAGCATAAAAGAGCGTTTAGAGTTTCCTGAACTCAAAGGATTAGCTTTAGAGCAGTACGAAGAGTGGGAGCCAGATGCGTTTATCGTAGAAAAAAAGAGTTCAGGATCAGCATTATACCAAGAGATGCGCCGTATGGGGTTACCTGTACAGGAGTATACACCACATAGAGGTACTGGAGATAAGATGGCTCGTCTCAATAGCGTGTCAGACATAATATCCAGTGGGTTTGTGTGGACTCCACCAAAACGATGGGCTGAAGAAGTAGTAGAAGAAGTCGCAGGGTTTCCGTTTATGTCAAATGATGACCTTGTTGACTCCACAGTTATGGCACTCTTACGGTTTAGACAGGGGGGATTCATACGACTACCCACCGATGATAGAGATGATGAGCCTATATATCAAAGACCTGTAGAATATTATTAACCCGTGTTCATAGCTAACCATATAAAGCCAAACAATCCACCCACCGACATAAGAAATAGAGTGATACCAGCCGCCCATTCTTTAATATTTTGAATTATCTCTAGTCTACGGTACTCGGTTTCACGCTTCTGCACACGTATCTCGGCTTCTATACGTAGAAGTTCTTCCCAGTGTGATGGCCCGTAAACTACTGATATATAATCTTTTAATTCCTGTCTCATAGCGTTAGCACGTTTGCGAGCCGCGAATATTTCCATCGCTTGACTCTCTACTCCACCGCCTAGTATTTGAAAAACAGAAGGGTTTTTATTTTTAGTTTCAAGAAAATCCAGATCAGACATTGCACCAGCCCACTTACTTAGTTGCTGACCCATGTCTTGCAAATCTTTACCTACGGTTATGCCTTTCTTCAGTGCTGAAAACGCACTTGAGGCCATAGATATTGCAGTGACAACCTCAATCATATTGTTTTACCCTCACGTATTCGTTAGGTTTATGTAGGACATAGCTCCCGATGTCCTACGGCGAGGTGGGCTATATCCCCCATTAGTCTGTCTCGCCACTAGACCAAATGCAATTACTTTGCTACACTGTTTCTATTAAACGCTTATGGAGCGCATATGGCTATTGAGAAACCCATGATTCCTGCTGATCTAGATATAGAGGGTAATCCCTCTGAAGAACAGCTTACTGTTGAAATAGTAAATCCTGACTCTGTATCTGTGGGAACCGACGATGGTGGAGTTGTAATTGATTTTACTGGCGAAACAGTCGAAGAGTTTACAGAGCCAGATCACGATTCTAACTTAGCAGAGTTTGTAGACGAGGCTGATTTACAGTCTATGGCTTCTGAACTTTTAGATGATTTTAACTCTGATAGAGAATCCCGATCAGACTGGGCGAGAGCATACGTCAAGGGTCTTGACCTATTAGGGATGAAGATAGAAGAGCGGTCACAGCCTTGGGCTGGAGCTTCAGGTGTGTTTCATCCTGTACTGACTGAGGCAGTTGTTAGGTTTCAAGCTCAAGCTATGGGAGAACTATATCCAGCATCTGGGCCTGTTAAGTCCAAGATTATGGGAAAACTTACTCCTGAAAAGATAGATCAGGCTGATCGGGTACAGACAGAGATGAACTATCTCCTGACTGAGGAGATGACAGAGTATCGTGATGAGTTGGAGCAGATGTTGTTCAAGCTCCCACTTGCTGGCTCTGCGTTTAAGAAGATATATTATGATCCTCTGATGGACAGACCCTGTGCGGTGTTCGTACCTTCTGAAGATTTTGTAGCGTCTTACGGCACTACGGATTTAATGACGTGTCCAAGATACACGCATATTATGAAGAAGACAAAGAACGAGATATTAACATTACAGGTTGCAGGGTTTTACCGTGATATAGAGATACCTGATCCAGCCCCAGACTTCTCTGACATACAGGAGAAATACGACGAGCTTGATGGAGAGAGCGCAATTCTTGAAGACGATGACAGGCATACTCTTTTAGAGATGCACGTAGATATGAATATGCCAGAGGAATTTGATGACCCTGACGGTATAGCCAGACCTTACGTTATTACCATAGAGAAGTCTTCAAAAGAAATACTATCCATAAGAAAGAATTGGTACGAGGATGACGAGAAGAAACGAAAGCGGCCTCATTTCGTCCATTACAAATATTTACCGGGGCTTGGTTTCTACGGCACGGGCCTCATACACCTCATTGGGGGTCTCGCTAAATCCGCGACATCAATCCTTCGTCAGCTTATTGACGCTGGTACGCTATCGAATTTACCTGCTGGTCTTAAAGCTAGGGGTATGCGTATCAAAGGGGATGATACACCTCTCATGCCGGGTGAATTTAGGGATGTGGACGTACCGGGGGGTGCTATACGCGACTCAATTACATTTATACCTTACAAAGAACCTTCAGGCGTACTCTACTCTCTACTTGGAAACATTGTCGAAGAAGGGCGAAGGATCGGCTCCGTAGCCGATATACAAGTTGGCGATATGAATGCTCAAGCTCCAGTGGGTACAACTCTCGCTTTACTTGAGCGGTCTATGAAGGTGATGTCTGGTGTACAGGCTCGCCTTCATGCCGCGATGAAGAAAGAGTTAAGACTGCTTGCAAAGATAGTTCGTGACTATATGCCAGCAGAATATGCTTACGAGATGGATGGAGACTTCAACAGAACAGAAGACTTCGATAAACGAGTGGACGTTATACCTGTATCTGATCCTAATGCTGCTACTATGGCTCAACGTATCATGCAGTATCAGGCGGCTTTACAGCTTTCTCAACAGGCTCCACAGTTATACGACATGGGTAAGCTGCACCGCCAGATGCTAGAAGTCCTTGGAATCCAAGATGCTTCCGACATTATTAAGTTACCTGATGACATTAAGCCAGCCGATCCTGTTACAGAGAACATGATGATGCTCAAGCAAGAGCCAGTCAAAGTGTTTAAGTATCAAGACCACGAAGCACACATAGGTGTACACATGGCAGCGATGCAAGACCCGAAACTACGGGAGCTTGTAGGACAGTCTCCGTTTGCACAAGCTATCGGTCAGGCTATGGCAGCGCATGTTACGGAGCATGTGGCGTTCCAGTACCGTAGAGAAATAGAGAAGACGCTTGGTGTTGAGATGCCAAACGAAGATCAGCCATTACCAGAAGATGTAGAGATTCAACTCTCCAGACTTGCAAAGGATGCAGCAGACAAACTTCTTCAGAAAGATCAGATGGAAGTGCAGCAGAAGCAAATACAGCAACAACAGCAAGACCCTGTTGTACAAATGCAACAAATGGAGCTTCAAATGAAGCAACAAGAGTTGCAGCATAAGATTCAAATGGACACGGCTAAACTTCAGATTGACGCTGAACGTATATCTGCTGAGAACCAGAGAGAAGGCGCACGTTTGGGCGTAAAACTTGCTACTGATTTAGATAAATCACAACGTGAAGATCAGAAAGAGGGGGCTAAATTGGGCATAGATATAGCAAAGGAGCTTGCAAATAGGGATGGATAATGGGGTAATTGAGTTAATCAAGAAAAAAATTTCTGAATACAAAGAAGAGTTAAAAGATCATCTGGCTATGGGTGGGGTTTCAGATTATTCAGAATATATGAGACTTGTAGGAAGACATGAAACTCTGAATTTGCTTGGAGCAGATTTAGTTGAGATAGAAAAAAGATTGATTGAAGAATAAATTTTTTTGTTCTATTTCTAAATTGGGAGCTTCGTGGATTTACCACGTGAGGTGACTGTGAGCCTGAAATCACTGCAAGGTAGGAAAATGTATACAAGCAAGAAAACAACCGAAGAAAAAGTAGCGACACAGCTACCAGAGCCAAAAGGCTACAAACTTCTCATAGGAATACCAGAAGTAAGTGAAACCACAGAAGGTGGCGTTATTCGTCCTGATGGTATTAAAACCGCAGAAGAAACGGCCTCTATCGTTGGTTTTGTTATAAAGAGGGGGCCAGATGCTTATTCAGATAAGAGCAGGTTTCCAAACGGGGCATATTGCGAAGAGGGAGACTTTGTTATCTTCCGCTCGTATTCTGGTACAAGATTTAAAATTTACGGCAAAGAGTTTCGTCTGGTAAATGACGATACGGTAGAAGCTGTGGTTGATGATCCAAGGGGGTATTCAAGAGCATGAATAATCTAGCTGAACAACAAGATATTGAAAACGAATCACCTGAAACACAAGATGTTGTGGTTGAAAACTCAGATTCTAATTTTGAGGTAGAGGTAGTAGAAGATACTCCAGAGGAAGAAAAACCTCGTCTAGCGGAAGATAGAGAGCCAGAAGTACCTTCTGATGATGA